GCTTTGAAGAACCAACGTGCTCAAAATTATCTATTTGCGCGATAAAATTATTGGCAGATTCCGCATCCGTAATAAGTTCGATCTGTTCTTTTATTTCTTCAATAACTTTATCATACTTTTCCTGTGCCGCTTTTTTGGCTGCAAGCATACCCAAATACGAATTGATTATCTTGGTAGTGATAAAGTCGTTTTTGGCAGTCGGATTGCCATTCTTGTCAAGGATGGTAGGAACCTCCATTACTGAAGGAAGATTGCAGGTATTCTTACCGTCATTTCTTGAAGTCGGGTCAAAAGTTATAGTGCGTCTTTGAACGCCTCTTTCACTTTTCATTTCAAGATAGCCGAGCAAATCCAGTTCGGTAACGATGGAGTTGTAGGATTTTTCACGTAAAGCAGGAATGAACACCGTATCATCACCCTCTTTCCGTGTGTCCCGATGGGCAACGAAAATGATGTGTTTATTCAAGCTTGAGAGCGTTCTTGTCATCCATGAAAACTCTGCATTAATACCGCTCCAATCCCTGATGGATGGTTGGCGGCTGCCACATTTATAAGTAATGATGAAATCCATCATCTTACCAATGGTATCAACTACGATTGTCTGATAAGCCGATAAATCTTCTTGCAAAACCTGTTGCACATCATTCCATGAAGTGACCTGTACGGTATCTATGTTTTCCAGATGCGCCATATTCATACGCTTGACTCCGTTGTCAAAGTCCAATAATAACGGTTTCGGTGCGCTCAATGCCACTGTTGATTTTCCCATACCAGCTTGACCGTAAATCATCATCTTTACTGTGGTAGGGATTACTAATTCATTACTTTTTTTGATAAGACTCATAATCGTAAAATTTAAAGGGTTAATTATATTCTTTGCTCTTTAGAATCAACGGCATAAAGAAGCACATCACAGGCATTGATAGCGTATGGAGACATTTTTGTGGTTCCGGTCTTTTCTGCCCGTATTTTCTTCTCCGCTATCAGCTTTTCAAGTCTATAGCGACCGCCTACAAACTCTTTTGCCTGCTCTTTATTGAGAGAAACTCTGCTACCTATTCGATAGAGAGTATTTAGTTTTGCTTCTGCATTCATTCTGGCCTCCTTATTCTTTCAATTCGTTCAACCTTTGCTTCTCTTCCTCTTCTCATCTCGCTTTGTTCGTGGTAAAGCGATAGTGAGAATACACATAATAGAAAACAGGAAACAGAAGCCCTAACTATTGGTGATAAGTCTAAGGTGAACTTAACACGATTAAGTCTTTCCATCATTTTAATGGATAACTCACTTCTGTTTCTTACCTGTAGCTTTTCATATATGCTCTGCATGTGATTTCTAATAGTGGCAGAGGAACGAAAAAGAAGATTAGCGACCTCCTTTACCTCTAACCCGCCACCATACAATTGAGCAATTTCATTTTCTCTATCAGATAGCTCTGTAAATACTCTATCCATAATCGTGTAAGTTTAGATACTATTTCTGCATATTATTTATAATATACATTGATCCGGTGTACTTGTTTTTAGAGATTGTGTATGCCGGCTTGCCGCCTGGAACAACAACACCTTTATCTCTCAATTCTTTGCTAATTACATGGGCTTGTTGTCTGTAGCCTGTAACATCAACTTCTGATAGCGGGATAATCTTCTGTTTGCCCGGTTTTACTTTTAAAATCGTTTCTCTGATTGTTGCCATAAGATTAAAAATTAAATTAATGATTGGCGGGTGATAGAGGAATCGAACCCCTCTCAATTGTGATAATTGGCTGCGCAGCACAAAGCTCTAACCGATAAGCTAACCACCCATATAAGAAAGGTGCACTATCTTCACAGACGGCACACCTAGTACAAACACAAAATAAAACACGACAAAAACTACTATATTTTTCAGAATCCGCCCGGCTGGTTTCCCTTACTCACAGTACTGGTTTATTGCAGGAACCTTATGCCGGATTGTCGGTCTACCTTTTTGCGGATTTCTGTTTGGATTTTAGGTGTTTCAATTCTTCAATTATCCTTTCAAGGCGATTGTATTCTTCTCTCCCGGCATCGTAATCAAGTACGATACAGTCACGGCAAAACTCTAACCGCTTAATTTGCAGTTCTAATGCTTCATTCATATCTATCTTATTTAACGGTTATTATTCTTAAACGTTTTACAAGAGTATTTCCTAGGTGATAAGAATCACCAAAAAGAGTAATGCCCATAAAGGAGTTGTGTCGGATATTCACATTGTCAACTGTTCTTATCAGTCCGTCTGTATGTAAAATAGTGTCTCCGGCTTGAATTGTACTTATATGCACCTCTTCTACCTCATAGTTCATTTTATCTAATTTATATTGAAGATTATTTTTTATCTGCCAAGATCTCGAAACATTTCTTAGGAAGATTCTTTTTGAATTTCTCCCATGCGAGGCGTTTTGCTTCTGTCTCTGAACAGGCTTTTACTTCGTAGTCTATCGACCAACGCATATCTACATTGACCAAATATTCTTTTTTAATTTTATTCATTTCTTATTTGTTATGAGGTGTTTTAAAGTTTATTTACGTAATTCTGTGTAGGTGATTCTAACAAAAGCAAAACAACCAACACATATAATACCCATTATAATAATAGAGATCGTTTTTATTGGGCTGTAGGTTGTGATTGCCCCATAAAACATAATTATAGCGCATAAGGCTAAAAATATGGATAAAATCAACTGGATTATTTTCATAATTGTAAAATTTGAAAGTTTGTTCCCCTGAACCAATTCGATTGGCAACATCACGTTATAATCAGGGGATTTTCTTAACTTTGAGGTGTCTAACTAAAAATTAAGAAATATGAAACAGTTTATTGAAGTAAATCTTAAAAATGGAGGTGTAACATTAGTTAATGTAAACACTATTAGTTTTTTGAGTGCATTAAATAGCGGCAAGGTGCAAATTATCCTTACTTCACCATCTTCAAATGGCTCTCATTTCATAGAAACGAGTGAAACATACGAAGAAATAAAAACTAAGATTCAGGAAGCCCTTTAATCCATTTATAGATTTGGTTGGCGGTATAATATACACAATCATAATGTGTGTTTGTCTTTACCGCCAATCTTACACACCATTTACGCAACCTTATATCGTTACGCCTTTTAATATACTGAACTATTCTTTTAATCATCTTTTTTCTCTATTTTATTTATTATTTCAAACCTTACTACTCCAAGTTCGTTATATCCCGCATATTCGAGCCAATAAGTACCTTTATACGCTTCGATTTTAGGGTCGTTTTTGCTTTCAAATATTAATGTTCGTGTGTAACCATCAATGTAATGGGCGTTAATTCTGTATTCATATAGAGGCATCCTATTTAATTTAATAACCCCAACAATAAACATTATAAGCCCAGCCGTTGCAATAGCTATAGATATGTTTCTTATCGTAACGGAATTTTCATCATCATACTCAACATTGAAAAGCAACGCTATAAATGCGCTTCCAACAAACATTAAAAAACCAATAAATGCCATAATCGTATAAATTAAAATTTGCACCCGCCATACCTTCTACGGATTGTACCCGGTATCGAGACCGGACGGGCAATATATCGTTGAATTTCTACTGAAAGAAAATTTAAAAGTCATACTTACAACCTGGATCTTTCGTTTAGAACCTTGTGAGCGTGTCGGTGGTTACTGCCTGTAGCCGATTAACTTCGCTGTCTGCTATGTGCCCGAAGGCTTGCCATTATGCGCACGGACGAAAAATCCGTTATATATTGCGCCCGCCATACCTTCTACGGATTGTACCCGGTATCGAGACCGGACGGGCATTGTATAATTGTGTATTATGCGTATCTGCTTAAACCTTGAATCAGGCAGAGGGCATCATAATCCATGTCGTTATCTTCGTCTGTGTCCGGCCCTGAAAGGATAGCTTCATAGATATCAATTTCTTCTTCGATAACTTCTATGATGTCGGCCTTGCAATCTACATTGTAAACTCTGCGGGCTGTTTCTTCATCCATATTCTGAACATGGTCCAGGTCTCTGTATAAGGCATTCAAGCCTTGTTCAATCTCGCAACGTGTCATAATCATGCAATTTTTAAAAGGTTAGCTTTCTTGAAACATCTGAACTCACCGCGTTCTGTATCGAAATAGGTTTGAACCGTATCGTTCTTTGCTCTTTTGTCAGTACCGGTCACTGCCGGCATGTGTTTTTCGCAAAGCGTGCCGTAAGCTTCTCTCATTGTGCCATCTACTTTCTGAAAATAGAACTTCACAATCTTGCTTTTCATTTGAGCTTTCAACTTCATATTTGCCCATGCGCATTTCAGCGCTTCGCTCATTGAAAAACCGTTTCTCTTTACAAAAGACCATGCTAAGTTCATGACCTCTTTCATTTGATTTTTAAAATTCGTGCTCATAATCGTGTATTTTAATATGTTTATACTATTTATTTATATCAACCTTTTTGCTATCTTTGCAAAAGTGATTAGGTTATCACTGTTTGATGATGCAAATATAGTAGATAAATTATCAACCTCAAATAAATAGTTGATAATTTATCTACTGGTAAGCATTATTTAACTATTTGGACGATTTATACCTTATTATATGAGTATGGATGATTTATCGAACATAATAGCGGGGATAAGCGCAGGTGTGGCATTCATCTCTGCCATATTCACTGGATTCATGTTCTACCGGTATGATAAAAGACTAAAGGAACAGGAACAGAAGATAAACGATTTCCAGCTCAAAGAATACGCACGGAAAGAAATCGAAAGTAAAAAGGCTTCATTGAGAGCGGAAGTGTTTTGTATCAACGGTGAATGGAAAATAATGATTCAAAATGAAGGGGTTGCTCCCGCAAGAAATGTTAGACTTTTGTCACCGGGTTTGACACCGGAAGAAGGAAGGATAAAAATCATGAATGAATCCATACTACCTTATCCTATATTGAATAGGAATGATAGGTTTTACCTTGATTTATGTCTAATGGAATTTCATGACATTAAGCCTGTTATTCAACTATTTTGGGATGACGACTACGATGTTGACCGGAACATAATACAGGCTTTATGTCTTTGTTGAATCTGCATAAACAGCAAGTAGTACGAATGAATATAATATAGCAAAAGTAATGAGTATATAAATGGCGTTAACAATCTTTCTATTAATATGCTTGTCAACAAAAATGAAGTAAGATTTAACGAGCAAAAGAATAAGAAGAAAAATCAACAAGGCAATAGCCATAGATATTAACGCTAAAACATATATATTCATAGTAATAAAAGTAAAGCGACCAACTCCAAAGTTGCGGTTTGAAGTTTAAGTCGCCTATATAGTCCCTTACGGGAACAGTTAAACAAATTAGTCGAAATCATCCGCAACTTGATTTCGATACAAATATAGTAGATATTTTATCAACTTTCAAATAAAATTTCACCATTATGGAAGAAAAGGATAAATTACGTTCTAAACGTTTTGTGGAAGTTATTGAAGAGTTGCAAATCAGCAATCAGGAACTTAAAGATAAGTTCAAAATAGACAAAACATTGAAATCGAAAATTGTAAATGGAATACAAAATGCATCCATTGATAAAATTGCAGCTATATGTGAGGAGTATGAAAATGCAAATGTTGATTATATTATAACAGGGCGAGGAGGCCCCCTAAAAAAGCCCAATGAGGAAATTCCTAATATTCCAATAGCTTCTGGTATATCAATTACGTCAGAGGAAGAATATCACGATGCAAAAAAGAAAGGATTCCATCTTCTTCCGCAGGTGAGTTTTAAATTTGCCGCTGGACAAACCCAACTCATTAATGTAACCGAAGATATTACTCGATATTGGTATTTGCCTGATTGTAAAGACTGTGAGGGCGTTGCTCAAGTAGTTGGACGTTCTATGTCTCCAACTCTTCCTTCCGGATGTTGGGTTGCCTTAAAAAAATATACACTTCCTCATGAAAATCCCAATATGATTCCATTTGGAAATATATTCGGAATTGTTGTAGAAGATAAAGAAACTGGAGAGTATCATGGACATATCAAAGTGCTGCGCAGATACAAGGAACAATCATTGTCTCATAAATATTGGATCGCGCATTCTATTAATACAGAAGAATTTGATGATTTCGATATAGAAATAGAGCAAGTCAGAAGTCTTTGGATAGTAAAACAACACATTGTAAGTGATACATTATTATAAATAAAAATACAGTAAAGTTGAAATATAATGAGAAAGATTTTGTTTTTAATGATATTTGCATTGATAATGGCAGGGTGCAAATCACGGGAAGAAAAAGTAGCAGAGGTTATCAAACAGGAGATGTTCAAAACGCTTTATGATTTTGAAAGTTATGAGCCGATTGAAACGAAAATTGATAGTGCTTTCACTTCCATATACACAGATACATTAGCTTTATTATATGCAAATGAGGTTAGTGAAATGTTCAATGAATTAGATGATGCTAAGATGGAGTATGAAAGTGCCAAAAGTACTATGGAAATATGGTCAGATAGCTATTCTTCACTTGGGGTTTACAAATTTAATGAAGCTAAGAAAAAAGTAAATGACTATATTGAAAAAATAGATAATGCATTAAAGAGAACAGAAAATATATACGAAAGTATCAAGAAAAGAAATAATGAAATAGGACACTCCTTTATTGGATGGAAAGCGACACATAAATTCAGATGCAAAACCAAAGGAGGAAATTTTGATTTAGGGAATTATTTATATGTATTTGATAAGAAGATAGAGACAATATTACACATCGAAGATATGGATAATAAAAACAATTCTCGATTAATTGAAATTATCAATGAAGCTATTAAATCTGATAATACAAAAGAAGATATAGACACAAACACGTCAGCCACAGAACAAGCTGCATCGGACAGTTTATCCAAAGCATTAAAAGGGGAGATTTAAGATTATGATTGACTTTTTAACCATCGTACTTCTAATATTCGGAGTACTGCAAATCATCCTCTTCTTCAAGATATGGGGAATGACGAATGATATTAGAGAAATGAGAAACAAGTATCTCAAGAATGAGGATGAAAAAAGGAGAGAGGAAGCGGTATATGATCCAACCCCTAAGGTTAGTAGTGGATCTAAACCTATAATATAAAACCTATTATTAACATTTCAATTCTACCTTAAAAACAGCAATTGTATAGTAGATTGTTTTTTGAAAGGGTTAGAAAAGAGTGCTTAATAAATTAGTAATCAGTATAATAATAGAGCTGTTGCATGGGACTTCGTAACGCGTAGGTCGCCAGTTCAAGTCTGGCTAGCGGCTCTCAAATTAGAACGCTGATTATTAATTAATAATCAGCGTTCTAATTTTTACAGGATTCCCTATTCTTATTTTAAAAGGGAAATCCTGCGTATGTAATAGATGTGAAATATAAAAATGTAATCTATGTTGAGTCGTATTATTGTTTTAGTGGTTGCCGGAGTAGCCGTAGTCTATATCGTTCGCTTTATAGATAACTTTTTCTCCCAGCGTAGAAGATAAAACTAGCTTTCAAACATTCTGCTGCGTGCGAGCATACAAGCGCCAACGATGCCGGCTTTGTCTTTCAGCTTAGATGTGATGATGGCTGAATCTTTATTAACCAGATTTAGAGAGTACTTGCGTACGGCTGTTTTTATGGGCTGGGTGATATAATCACCGGTTAAAGATAAAGTTCCACCTATAATGACCAGTTCCGGGTTGAAGATATTGATTAGCCCGGCGATCTGTTTGCCCAGTTTCTGCCCGATTTCTTCTACAATTTCAATGCAAAGCAGGTCTTCTTTATTCACAGCGGCAATGATCTCATCAAGAGTGATCGGGTTTTCCTCTGTGGCGATTCGTGTAGATAGAATGGAACTTTCCCCACTTTGAATACGCTCTAATAAGATACGATGAAGTGCCGATCCGGAAGCTTCCGTCTCCAAGCAACCTTTTTTTCCGCAATGGCAGATTATCTCATTATCATAAGCACTCATGTGTCCAAATTCACCGGAGAATCCGGATTTTCCGGTATAAATCTTACCATCAATAATAATTCCGATACCTACTCCCCAGCTTACATTTACAAAAATGATATCCTTTTCTCCTTTCACGCAGCCTTGCATGTATTCGCCATAAGTCATGGCGCGCGTGTCATTATCAATGGTTACTTTATATCCCAATTTTTCGGATAATACATCCGCCAACGGCCTTTCCTCAAAATTGAATTGACTGAAGCTATACCCTGATTCAGGATTTACACGTCCCGACACATTTACATTAATATTTAAGATCTTTTCTTTATTAATAGTGAGCTTTTTTATAAAATTGAGAATATGCTTGCATAACTCATTCATCCCTTCGATTGAGTTCTCAAACTTATAAGGTATATTCATTTTCAATTCTACCATATCGCCTTTGAAATTTATCAGTCCGATATTGACGGCGAATCTTTTGATGTCTACACCCAAAAAGTAACCGGATTCCGGATTAAGCCCATAGAGGTTGGGATGGCGTCCGCCACTAGTCTCCAATTTGCCATAATCATTAATATATCCGTCATCACACATTTCACCGATAAATTTGGTGACAGTTGGTACACTTAAATCCAGCTCTTTTGAAAGATCGGGAATTGTAGAACTTCCATTATATATATAATGTGTAATAATCCTCTTTTTGACAAGAGCACTTTTAGAGCCTTTTTCTATTTCTTTCAAGAATTGTTGGTTCATAACTATGTATATTTGGTAATTCATACAAAGATAATTAATTTTTTTATTAATATGTGGTTTTGGGGCTTTGAAAATTAGAATATCTTGAATGTTATATTCCCTATATACTATGTAATGGATTTATATATAGGATAATGTAGCTATGGACGATTGTGGATATAATAATGAAAGAAGACGATTTGTGAGGTAATTCCCCCTTCTATTAATTAATAATGCGAGAAATAACGATTTTATTAATAAAATATTTTATTATCTATTGTTTATTTAATAAATATAGCTATATTTGTGCCGTGATATTATTAATAAAACTCTATATCCTTAAATGAATTTAGTATGAGAAACTATTTTTTAGGTCTGTGTTTATTATTTGCTTTGTGTTTTACAGCATGCTCTCATTCAGATGATTCTGTTGATGTGCTAATTATTGGTGGAGGCGCTAGTGGAGTGACTGCTGGTATTCAGTCTGCTCGAATGGGGGCTGCAACATTGATAGTAGAAGAAACAGAATGGCTGGGTGGAATGCTTACATCTGCAGGTGTAAGTGCTGTTGACGGAAACTATGATTTACCGGCAGGCTTGTTTGGTGAGTTTCGCGGACATTTGGCAGATTATTATGGAGGGCTTGATTCTCTAAAAACCGGTTGGGTGAGTGCAGTGTTGTTTGAACCTTCAGTCGGAAATAAAATTTTCCATGAAATGGTTGACGCGGAGAAAAATTTAAAAGTATGGCATAATGCTACTTTGGTAAAGTTGGAAAGAGAGAATGATGCTTGGATTGCTCAAATTCAGATGAAAGATAATACAATCAAAAAAATACATGCTAAAATATTGATTGATGGTACTGAATTGGGGGATATAGCAAAAATGTGCGGGGTGAAATATGATGTCGGTATGGAAAGCCGTCATGATACAAAAGAAGATATCGCTCCGGAAGAGAAAAATAATATAGTTCAGGATATTACATACGTAGCAATCTTGAAAGATTATGGTAAAGATGTGACTATTCCTTGTCCTGAAGGATATAATAAGGATGAATTTGCTTGTGCTTGTGCCAGTCATGTTTGTATCACGCCTAAAGAACCGGATCGTGTATGGTCTAAAGACATGATGATAACTTATGGAAAACTTCCTAATAATAAATACATGATTAATTGGCCGATAGAAGGCAATGATTATTATGTAAACTTGATTGAAATGACCCGTGAGGAACGTGAAGAAGCCTTGAAATATGCAAAACATTATACGATGTGTTTCGTTTATTTTCTGCAACATGAATTAGGTTTTAATACATTGGGCTTGGCTGACGATGAATATCCTACAGCCGACAAATTGCCATTTATTCCTTACCATAGAGAGTCTAGGAGAATCCATGGGCTAGTACGTTTTGATTTAAATCATGCTTGTGAACCGTTCAGGCAGTCTCAACCTCTTTATCGTACTTGTATTGCCGTGGGGAATTATCCTGTGGACCATCATCATACGCGTTATCATGGATATGAAGAGTTGCCTAATCTTTATTTTCATCCGATACCGTCATACGGTTTACCTTTAGGAACTTTGATTCCGAAAGATGTTGAAGGATTGATTGTTGCTGAAAAATCAATATCTGTTTCTAATATAATTAATGGTACCACTCGTTTGCAGCCGATGGTTATGCAGATCGGGCAGGCAGCGGGAGCATTAGCAGCTCTTGCAGTGAAAGAAGATAAAAATATAAGAGAAGTATCTGTTCGGGAAGTACAAAATGCGATTTTGGATGGAAAAGGATATTTATTGCCTTATTTAGATGTTGAGTTAGATCACCCAATGTTTAAGTCACTACAACGTATCGGCTCTACAGGTATATTAAAAGGTATAGGTAAAAGTGTTGACTGGTCAAATCAAATGTGGTTCAGAGCGGATACATTATTATTGGCAAATGAGTTGAAAGGATTGGGTGATGTTTATCCTTTTGTCAATAAGCAAGTATTCGAAGGTAATAATACCATATCAATTCAGAAAGCTACAGAGCTAATAGGAGAGATTGCAGAAAAAGAAGGTATTGAGATGAAAGAGGGTAGGGTAGAAGAGATATGGAATGAATTTGAATTGAAGGACTTTGATATGAATCGAGACATCCTACGAAGTGAAATGGCAATTTTGATTGATCAGATATTAGATCCTTTCAATAATAAAAAAGTAGATATTACAGGACAATATATTCAATAGGTAATAATAATATAAGTGTTAACTGCTGTTTTAATTAAACTAATATGAAAACATTAGATCGAGTAACTACTCAGCTATTCCTTATTGACACTATTCATTCATGATGGTATAGCCCCAGTGATTGTTGAATATCAATTCTTTATCAAGAAGAT